TACCAATAATCGTCCATAAACCACGTGGCACGTAAGAAAGGCACATCTTCTAAATCCATACCTGCCTCTATTGCCTGTTGTTTTCTCTCTTCGTTTACAGAGAGAAACAGTTGTTGGTAGTCTTCTACATCTATCTTGTAAATATCTCCATTGTTAGGGTCGTGAATGCGATAGCGTGGTTTGCTTTCCTTGCGCCATACCTCTATTACTCTGCAAAGATTGCCGTCTCTGGGCATAAAGAAGCTAATATCTGTATTGTCCGATGCTCCAAAGCTTGTAAAGTTGCTTACGATATTCTGTTGGTCTTTTGCAGACTTGTATATTTCGGATAATTTATAATAGTCTTCGGGTGTCTTTGCAAACTGTCCGCACAGAGTATTGAAACTGACATCGTGAATTTCTCCTATGCAACTTGCGTCCCACCCTCTGAAATCACGCATTTTGTTGTCAATGAAGAAATTGTTGGGCTGTACATAATCTGTCCAACAGTCTAATTTGTTATTGCGCCAGCCGTACCATTTGCGGTGTACAATGAAACCACTAATCAAAAACTCCTCAATGCTCCGTGCGCTTATTTCGTCCATACGATTAAGCTGCCTATTGCATTGTAATATAGTAGACATCGTTTCGCCAATACGCTGCTCGTCTCGGTCTCTTGCTACGCATATAGGTTCTTTGCTCTGACTTCGGTAAACGCCTAACACGCTGCGTACCAAACGCCTGATAAGGTTGTTTTTCAATGGTATGTTTCCTTGCCGTCTGATATATTCGGCTTCCGTTATTCTTTTGCCCTCTACACAAATGACGTCTTCCCATTGCTTGCCATACGCATATCGTTTATTTCGCTCACGTTCTTTGCGAAACTCGCTCATATTCATATAGTATTGCTGCGCCTGGAACAGTACATCGTAAGCACGTGCCTTGTTGTTGAGCTTTGAATTAGCAACGCTATCCATTGCACGCCTATCTTTAATAGAACAGACACGTTTTACACTTAACAGTTTTTCTTTCTTTGCCATAAAAATATATTTTTATCTGTCGCAAAGATATGAATGCGAAATGTTTAAGTGCGGTTAAGTATTAATTTAGGTATGTGAATTATAACACCGAAGCCCTATGTGGATTTATAGGGCTTCGGCGTGCTGTTATTTCTTTTTGAAGAGCTTGTTCATTTCACGAATGATACGCATTGTTGTTTCTTTGTCTTCGCTAATAAGTTCTTCTATACCATCATCTTCTTCGCCATCTAAACGCTGTTCTTCGTTTCGTTTGAGGCTTCGTAATGAAGACTTTAGATTATTGTTCAACTCGCTAAGATTATCTCCTAAATAGTTGAAATCTTCCTCACGTTTAGCGTGCTTTCCTTTCTGTTCACTTTCTACTGTCTCCATCATATAATGGCGTAGTCCTGTGAGTGCCTTTTCGACTTCCTTTTTGTCGGTAGTATTGTCTATGTGGCTCAATGTTTCCTGTAGCAAGTCCATTGGCTTTTTATATGCCTTTGCTATTTTGTAGCGTTGATATTCAGGACTTTTAATTAAGTCTGTTATCATTTTGGCATATTCCATTTTACCCATTTTTACCTGCTTCTTGTAATTGGAAAGTCGGTACTCTGTCTCTTCTGTCTCTTCCTTGAAGTCTTTGTAGCTGCCCTGTGCGCTGCTTCTCACACTTCGTTCGTCGAGTTGCTGTACAAATCGGCTGGCAACGGGTACGTCTCTCCAACGTATCTCTTTTGCATTTCCCTTAAAGCCTTTATAAAGCAAGCTACTCATCTGTGTAACGAACGTTGCAGGACCTCCGAAGTAACCTTTTACAAAGTGGTTTATAACATCAGGGTTGAGATTAACGCCTCCTCTGTCTACATCATTTCCGCCTGTTAGGCTGTTGAAGAATTTTGTAGCATCTATGAGTAATGGTGGCGTGCTGCTGAATGCTTTAGTCCAACCTGGAGCAAACTTCTTTTTCTCATTGTCGTTATATACCTTTCTGCCGAAGTAGTCTGTATTAAACATATACTGTGCAACTGGCTGCAGAACGGTAGGTGTAAGCGTTATGGGCAAGTTCCCACCGTTGCCTGTGAAGTCTATAGGCAATAGTCCTGTGAATCCCTCTACGGCTTTTTGCAGTCCGCTTGAGAACGTTTCCTTTCCAAACAGAATAGATGCTGCTATTTCTCCCATACCATAGAAAGGTCTTAACTCTTGCGGCAATGGAATGCTTATGAATGTTTTTTCTAAGAATGGTATACGTAACACGATGTTGTTTCTGCGAACCCAATCCATATTGTCCCAATACTTATCATCATCGCCTCCACCACAAAGTGCTGTAAGGAAAGCGTTGAGCATTGGCACTCCAAAGCCCAAAGCACCGAACTTGGATATTACAAGCATTGTGCGTGCAGGGTGCTGCTTTAGCATTGTGCCGAAATTGTTTATGGACTGCACGGCTGCATTGAAGAAGATGTAAGCGAAGTTCATAAACCTGCTGCCCATTTCTCCGCTGCCTTTCTTATTGAAGTTCACAGTAATATCCTTTGCGTCGTAGATTGCATCAACGATATTCTTGCCTTGCTGGCGGCTTGTCATAAATGTTACAAAGCGGCTGAAATCTTCTGCACTTCGGTTGGCAAAATCTACGGCATTGATGAATGACTTCCACCCACGCTTTGCAATGTTTGCTTTGTTTCCATTGACGGCATCTTTTACTTCTTTCTTTATGCTCTCTATGTCTCGCAAGGCTGTGAAACCTGTCTCGCCACCCCCACGCATAAACTCATCGAAGTAACGTTCCGTTTCATCGTTCATATTAAGTGTGCCGTGTTCCCATTTGTACACAAGTCGTGGCAATGCTCCGCTAAAGAGTAGGTTGCGTGCATTCTTTGAGGCTTGCCGCTTGTATTTCAGTCCATACTTTATATACACGGCTTGTGAGGCAAATAATTGGTCTCGTGTGAAGTTGGTAAGTACGAATGCTGGAGAAAAGCTTGTATACACGCCTGATAAGAAATTCTTTAGCTGTGCTGCTCCTATTTTAGCCCATTTAGGTAAGTCGCTGCCTTGCGTGTCGGGGTTTGTCAGACCGTTTACAGCTTGTGCGACTGCAGGGTTTCCGTTAATGTAGATAACATATTCTTTTCCACCACGCCATACTTTGATGGTGTGCTCTGCACCCTCTCCGTTGATTACACGCTTATCGAGCTTCAATCCGTTGCGCTGCTTTATTGCTGCTCCCTGCTCGGCTAATCTTTGCATCTCCAATTCGTGCTCTTCAATAATCTTGCTTATCTCATCGGGGGTTGCATTTGCTGGTATATTTGCATCGCTACGTTCCCATTCTCCTAACGCATTTTTGATGTACCATTGTTCGCCAACTGTAGCAAGACTGGTAGGGTGGTTAAGCACGAAATTCAGAAACGTCTGTTTCATCTTGTTTCTGTTGGCTTCAATTATACTACGCTGCGCCATAGATGCGATTATAGCCATCGGGTCTTCGGCAAGCGATGTGCGCCCCTTTGCTGTTTTTGTAAGTGGTTTCCCCTCGTAAGAGCGATTGTTGTAATATGTATAAACATCGTCTGCGGTAGGTTCAGCCCACCCACGCAAAGGAATATAATACTTATACATATTAAGAATATGCTCGTACGTGTCCTTTGTCATTATGCCACTTTCGTAACCAGTCTTTAACGTCTGTTTTGTGGCTGCATTGACTTTGCTCCAAAACGCTGTAACTTTCGGCATTGCATCAGGCGTTTCTACAGCATCTACAATCTTTTGTGCTTCGTATTCGGCTTCCGCAACATCTTCTTTGTCTGTGAGTTCGGTAAGTCCAGAGTAGTCTCTGCTGGTGTGGACTTCCAATGCCTTGTCGTATACTTTTGTATACTTTTCTTGCGCCTTTTGTACTGCTGCTTCATTCTTGCTTGTGGGGTCTTCGTTGTAAGCCACCAGTGCATCTTCCAAAGCTTTCTTTGCTTTCAATACATTTTCGTCGTTCTGCGCTGCACGCTTGCCCATATACTCGTTGCGTTCCAATCCGTGCTTTGCTACCATATACATATTGAGTGCATCATAGTCCATTCCTACGGCTTCGCAAAGCTGCTGCGCTGCCGTGAGCAATGGGTTGTAGTAGTCACGGTTGTAAACTTCACCGTCTGTTTTGTTTTTGGAGGTCATTGCATTTTCGGCTTTGTAGGTGTCTTCGTGCGATGCCATCTTATCGCCTGTTGCCTCTAGTACGCTGTTTGTGAATGACTTCAATGCAAGCATACTATCTACGTACGATTTGTAGAAACGTCTAAAGAAGTTGTGCGTTTTTGGCACAGAATCTATATTGTCGGGTTCTTTTGTTTCCTTTTCGTAACGTGTGCGTGCATCGGGTAGAACTTCTGTTGCTGTAGGGTCTATGCCACTTCGATACAAAACATTGTCTGTTGCCTTGCCTGCATAGTTACCAGTTTTCAGACGGTACTGCATTGCAATGTCTTCCGCCTTGTCGAGTATGCTGTGTTTGCCACTGTTTTGTAGGTTCTTGTAACTACGCCATAGTATATAACGTAAGTCGTTGTCGGTGATGTTGGCGTGGTGTAAACCAAATGCGCTCATTATTTCTCCAAAGAGTTGTTTGATACGCTGCCACAGTGTGGGTTTGATTTGTTCGAAGTTGGTATCTTCTGCCATTGAGGCAAGATATTCCTCTGTTGCCGTGCGTACGTTCCAGCCGTGTTTTGCTGACAGGTGGGTTATTTGCCGTCTTGTTTCGATGTCGGCTTTTGCAAATACGGTGTCGAGGAAGTTGTCGAAGTTGTCTCCAAAGAGTTCTCTCAATCCGTGATGCGCTACTGCTTCGTGGAGTACTGTTTTCTCTATGTCTGCAATGTCGGTGTGATTGCCTGCCACTACTACGATTTTACCTGTGCGCTTGTTGTAGAAACCTTTTGCAGTGGCTTGCTCGCCATTGAGGCTGCTGCCATCGGGTACTATTTCTACGTTGTTAAGATGTAAGTTTTGCACAACACTTTCTGCGTGGTTGGTGAGTGTTTCTATATTGGCTGTGGGCTGTGTGGTGGCGGTTTGTTCTCTCCACCGTTGGCTATACTTGTCAATGTCTAAGTATTCCTTTATGCGTTCGCCTATTGCTTTGCGTAAATCTTCCTCGTAATTGTTATAAGCATCTAAGGCGTTTTTTGCTGCAAGATAGTCGGGATAGTCTTTTGCTAACATCTCTCTTATCTTCTCGTCCATTTGTTCGTTGAGAGAATGCAAGTAAGCGTCTCTTTCTTTCTTTTCTTCTTCTGTAGCATCTGCATAGCCTTTAAAGCCTGTAAACTGGTCGTATTTGTCTATCTGCTTGTGTCTCCACTCTCTAATTGGATTTGCGGCTGTTTCTGCTTCGCCATATTGTGGCATTTCATATTCGTGTTCGTACTGTGGCTTCTCCACTTTCTCTAACAGTGGCTGTTTTGTTTTAGGGTCGATACCTTTGCAGAGTGTGTCTACCTCTTTCTTGTGTTTGAGATAATCGTCTGCAAACTCATCTTCTGCCCAACCATAGAAAGGAGTTTTGTTGCCGTACATACTGGTATGATGCCATTCTGAATTGTCGATGAAACCAAGACTTGTTAGCATATCGAGCGACTTTGCTGTTATGTGATATTCTCTTCTAAATTCAGTTTTTGGATATCTGCCCTCTTCTTTAGCTTCTGCAGCACGTTTGCTCATTGAGTAGCCTACGTAACCACTATTACCACCGAAGACGGTGCGGTAGAGGATATCGTCTTCTGTGGTAGAGAAATTGCCGTTATTGCCTGTTGCACTCTTTATTTGATTGGGGAAGAAAGCCACAACCATTGACGTTTCTCCATCTGTTACAATCACGCCGTCGTTTTGTTCAGACTCTTCCACTATAAGCGATTGGTAGTTATCCCAGAACTCTATAACGTCATTATCCTTGAAGACATTACTGCCAAGACCATTCTTCCTGCACCATTCCGAATTGACAACAAGAGGATTTCCTAAGCTTACATAAGCATCTATCACCTCTCCCCTGCGACTTGCATCAAATTCTGAAACAGCATAATCATCAGCTATCTTCCTGTTGCTTATAAAAAAGAACCCTTTCTCATCGTAACTATAGCGGCTACCTATAAAATCCGTATTGAATTGCCTTAAGCCATCAGCCAAAGTTCCGTGGTACACCACCATAGGTTCTCCATTTTCATCAACAACTTTTGATGAGTTTGTTTGGAGGATTGAAAGTAACTTGCTATCTTTGCCAATAGAAAGGGCATAAGACTGTAAAGGTGCGTCCCCAGTTGTTGTAAAGCCTTTTTTGTCTGCTTGGTCGTTAATACGGTCAAGCAGTTTCCCTTTTTCAATCTCTGTCAAAGCGTGGTCGTAATACTTTTTTCCACTCTTTACTCCAATAGTCAGCTTTACGGTATAGTCAGTTGTGCCAATTTTTAATCCGCAAATATAATATTTGTAACTGTCGTATTTATTATTATGCTTTTCGTTAGGACGTTCTTCAATAAATATAGCATGCCGTATCAATTGTGGAATAGCCGCAATTGACTGAAGATGAGCTTTGTTGCTCATTCCGTGTGAAGTTACCTTATTTGCTCCAACTTTGGTAAGGCTAACTATTTCTTCTGTATCAGCAATGGTATATTCCCCCCGTAGATTATCTTTTATCCATTCTTTGGCACTGTCTCTGTTTAGTTCATATTTGTCTTTGTATTCGCTGCCACTAATAACGACAGCTTTGCTCCTGCGCACCTTTTCTATGCGTGCTGCCTTTTCCCAGTCTCCGAACCAATTCTTGAAAGGTGTGGTTCTTACCTGTGCCCACTGCTTCTCGCTAAGATTGGTAGGCTTGCCGTTGGGGGCTTTCATGTAAGTGTCGTTTGCCTTTGCAGTTTCGACAATCTTCTTTTCTTCATCTGACAGACTATTGTCTACTATCTGAAAACGTGTGTCGCTATCATTGTTGGCTTCGTTATTGCCATTGCTTATTATTTGAAATGCTATATCATCACTACTGTAAGCTGCTTCTTGTGTTGCTTTTTGTCGGTCTTCAGCGTCTCCTCGCTTATATGTGAAAATCTCTATTCCATTATCTCTTAATGTTTTTTGCAAATCATCAGAGAGGTCTTCAGGAACAACGGCTTTAGAGAATTCATTGAGAGTAACAGGGCGTTCAAACTTTGTTTCAAAGTACATAGCAGGTCTTTCTTCTTGGATAGCCTTAACCATTTGCTGCAACTTGCGAACGTCTTCTTTAGATAATGTTACTCCGTACTCTTTGCTTAGAAATGCTTGCGGGTCAGCCTCAAGTGCAGCTTCTTGTAAACGTGTAAAGCCGTAGTCGTCAAATGTACTTGCATTAGGTTGCAACTTCATTGCTAAATCGAAATATACTTCTTTCCATTTTTCTTCAAAGTTTTCTATATCTTTATGTTCGTTTGTGAGTTTGCTTTTCTTTTTTCTGATATTAGCAAGACTTCCGTTGGCTTTCATTACGCTTGCAGCGAAGTTTGAGAATGATACGCCTAATCCTGTAGACGCTTGTCGTCCCTGTTTCTTCATAAGCTTAGATACATTTTCTAAAGTGTTAGGAATGTATCTACGCTTCCCTGTTGGGGTGAAGCCGTCAAAAATAACCTCTTTTGTTTGGTAGCGATTATTTAAGCCCTCTACCCAATTCCTAAAATCTTCTTCAAGACCAGTGTCTTTTATAATTTGACTTGCTGCGTTAAGAGTCTTTTGTACATTTTTACTGCCTTGCTTAGTTTTATCTCTCTGTACATCGTCTGCAAATGTTTTCAAAGAAGAAAGTGGATAGCCATACTTTTTGACTTCTTCCAAATTTCTTTCTGCTATTTTGTAATACATAGAGTTGGTTCTTCCGCTTTCTATTGCTTCTTTATACTTTGCAATTCTTCTCTCATTGGCTTTGTTGTATTCGTCAATGTCGCCGTTTAGCTCTGTTTGCACATAAAGCTCTACCAAATTCTTTACCTCACCTTTCGTTAAGTTATAAACGCTATCAACACCAAACATAATGTCTCTTAGCGATTTATAAACTTCGTTGCTATATTTAGGCTTTACAGTAGCCATCTTTGGAGCTTTCCCTTGTTGGAATAGGTAAAGATATGATAAATCGGTATCCGAACCATTGTCTAACCATCTATTCAAAGCATTGCGAACTTCACTCTGCATTTCATTTGGCACAGAGTTGATATCGTTGTGCATTATTAGACTACCATCGCTACTCATTTGCTTTTCGATAATGGGATACATAGGTGTCCATGCATCGCCCTCGTATGTTCCTACATTTTTGCCTGTAGACTTATTGACTTTGCGAGATGGTAAAATGAGAGAAATTTCTCCATAATCATTATGCACCTGCTTGTCTGTATCAATAACAGCTATAGACGGATTGGCAAATCCACCTTGCTTTAACACTTTGCGTAGCTTTTGTTCTGATATATTATGTACGCCTATTAAAGATTTGTCGTTTATTAGTTTTGTACCATGTATAAGGTCGTATAATACTTTATCTGTTACCTCGTTTATGCTGCTAAACTCTTTAACATCAAAGATATTTTTGCTTACCCACTTCCATAAGCTATTGAGTGCTTTCTTCAGATTGGTAAGGATAGTTGTAGCTTCCGCTTTTTTGAACACACCTTTAGCTTCATCTATAGCCCTTTGTGCTTCCTCCTCCATTTTTGCAGCATTCTTTTTGCCGCTGATACGGCTTAAGACTTCGCTTGCCACGGCATCTTCGTTGTCTTTGATGTTGGAATAGTTGGGGTCGGCTATGACTTCTTTCCATACAGGAGTGTCTTTCAGGAGTGCTTTTATACTATCCCAGCCTTTCTTGTTTTTTATCATCATTGCTTCTGCCCACAAGTGGGTGTACTCGTGGATTGGCGTATCAGGGTTTAGACCTGCTTCTGTAAGATAAATTTTACCATTAACCGACCAACCATAAATTGTGCCTTGTGGGGTGCGCAATGTGGTTGCATGGGAGTTGCTAAGCAATGCTTTTACCTCTTCGTCAGTCGCACGCACAACCTCTATACCTGCTTTAGATAAAGCCGCTAAGACTGCCTCTGTGGCTTTCTGTTTTGCCTCTGTGTCGTTGGTGAGTGTTGCAGTGGTTTGTTGTCGTGCCGCTTCTTTTGGGGCGTATACGAAACAGTTATCGTTTATGCTGTGGTATGTGGAGATTGTTGGGCAAACGACGTAGCCTTTTGGGGTTTGTGCGTGTGCGAATGTTTCAGACGTGTTTCCGAATTCAGTTGCCCCTATGCTTTTTGCTCCACGCAATGCCTTGTCGAGTGTTTTTGCGTCGCACACAATAATTTTGCCGTCAGTATCCTTGAATGCTATAGTTGCGCTGTCGATAGTACTCTTCTTTGCTCCGTCTGCCTTTAGTTTGGCAAGCACGCCTCTTACAAATGTGTGCAGTTCGTCAAGATTGATACCCCACGAATTTGTTGTAGTTTCACCCTCTACTACAGCTCGCCAATTTGGATATTTGCCATCTATAACCTCGCCTTTCTTGTTTGTTATCTTTCCCTCTAAAGATTTGTTATAGTCTTCTTTACGAGCCAACAAGATATGCGCATTAGTGCCTACAACATAGCCGTTGTCGTGGTAAACGCCAGTGAGAACGGGGTGTATCTCTGCTTCTTTCTTGTCCGTTTCTACAAACTCTGTAACGGCAATGGGTTTCTTCTCCTCCTTGTATATAGGGGTTATGGGTTCTTGCTTGTCTAAGACTGCGTTATATTCTATAGACCGTTGTTCTTGTCTAAGTACTGCGTCTAATGCCCCTTTGATTTCCTTTTTGGTGTCTTCGTTAGTTGTTTGTTTGAGTAGTTCTTTCAGTTCTTCGGAGTTGAGCTGCAATAGTACTTTTTGCAGTTCTGTTTGTTTGCGGAGTACATCTTTCCATTGTTTACTCTCGAATACTTTGTCAAGTGTCCCTTCCTTTAGTTGCTGATAGTAGAATTTAGTAGCGTTTTCGTAGGCGTTGATAGCTTGCTGCAGTTGTACATTCTTTTGTTCGTGCATAATTTCTTCTGAATTATGCGCATAATTTTCGTTTGTTTCTGTGTTGGCTGGTGCAGCGTTCTCTTCTGTTGGCTTTTTAGTCTGCGTATCGTCTTGTGTTTTTGCAGACGTGTATTCTGTGAAAGGTTTTGTTTTTCGTTTGCTGCTGTCAATCCACGCTTTGAAATCTTCTTTGCTTACTTCGGTGATATTGCCTAAGCCTTGCCAGTCCTCTTCGTAGTTTGAAAGGTAGGCTTGCCTTGCGCTTTCCATATCGGAGAAGCCATACATAACCTTGTGTTCGTCGAATGAACCGTCTTTGTTTATTTGGTCTACAACAAACACATTTCCCTCTGTAGGGTTGTCGGAAAGGAAGATGTCAATATGGTCTCCGTCTACACTTTCAGTACCACGAATGTAGCCGTAGGTATTGTGCATTTCGCTTTCCCACTGCTTGCCGTTTGCATCAGTGCCACGACGAATACTACCCTTTGGCTGTTCGATGGTAATATTAAGTCCGTCTACTTTGATGTGTCCTTTTTTGTAGTTGCCAGCTTCCTTTTGTGCATCGGTGGGGTTGGTATCAACCTTTGCTTCCTCTTCTTTGCGTGTACGTTGTGCCTTGTGTTCTTCTGCTACTCTTTCGGCATAGTCTGTTATGCTCTCACCGTCTTTGCGTGGTGTGGGCGAAAATTTGTTCTCCTTTTCTTGCTTTGTTTGAGAAGATTGTGTAACTTTGCTGTCAGAAGAAACATTATTCTCTTGCGTAGGAAGGAGGTCCGGCACATCACTTTGATGTTCAGCTAAGCGCATTTCAGAGCTGTTGGAGAATAATGTTTCTTTTGTATATTCACGATTAAACTCCATTAGCTTATTGAGCATTTTATTGGGATTTACGAAATGGCTGCTTACAGATATTTCCAATCCGTCAATAGAAACTGTAACAGACGTATAATATTTTACTTTATTACCATTACGTTTAAACGTCTTGGCAAAAACATAAGAGAAATTGCGTTCTGCTACATCTTCTCCTTTAGCTTTGCTTGGCTCCACAAAAATTACATCGGGGTCTGACAAAGTAAGTGAAATCATGCCAAACTCGGATGTGCGTTTCTTATCTTGTAATTTTGCGTATTGATTTTCTCCCATTCGTACTTTACCAATGGGAGTATCGATAGAATTGTTAATACCAAAAGTTTCTAACCACGTTTGGGGCGTTAGTCTGATTTCGGGGTCTTCAATGGCGTTTTCCTCCATTGAAGTTATTAAACTCTGTGCTGCTTCTTCTGATAATGGCTCTTTGTCTACTTCTGTGGGTGTGCTTTGAGGTAGAGTTCCATTCTCATTACTGCTTCGCACGCCAGTTGGAACTTCT